ATTTGGGCGTATAAATAGAAACAAAAACAACATTGTTACAAGGAGCTTTTTATGGGTATCAGCGTAACCTCATTACGAAATAAAATGGCAAAAGGAGGGGCAAGACCGTCCCTCTTTTATGCGAAGATCATTTTTCCATCAAATATGGTCACAAAAATTCCTGGACTTTCAACAAGCCCAAATGGAATGGAACTGGATGAAAATTCAATCTCCTTCTTCATGAAGGCAGCTTCAATTCCAGAAAGCACATTGACACCTCAGTCAATCATGTTTCTTGGAAGAGAAATGAAAGTTCCTTCGATCGATCGAAAGTTTGGGCAGTTTCAAACAACGATCATCAATGATGAAGACTTTCGCATTCGTCACTTCTTTGAATCTTGGATTGAATTGTTAGCACCTGGTGCGGCAATTTTTGAAGCAGAGTCTGGATTTGGCGACCAAGCTACCGGTCAAGTCTACGGACAACTTGAAGTTCATCAAATGCAGAAAGATGGTAAAGTTTCTGAATCTGGAATCGATAGCGCAAAGTATATGGGTTCTTATTACTTCAAAGATGCCTTTCCTACTACAGTTGACCAAATCGCATTGAGTTGGGATACTGCAGATGGAATTGAAGAATTTGGCGTTACATTCGATTATCAATATTGGGTGAAGAAGCCAACAGAAGATCCAAATGGAAACAATCCATTTACTGCATCAAACAACGAAGAAATGTTCAACTGGGTGGAAAGCGAAACCGCCTAATCAAAACTTTTTCTTTGATTGAAAACCCACACCTTCTACGGTGTGGGTTTTTTTGTTTCTTGTGAAATATACAAATGATAAATAAATCATAGTATAATTTTATTCATTTAGAAAAGGAACTTATTTTATGGCTACATTATTTGGTTGGAAATTTGAAGATCCAAAGAAAGAAGAGAAGGAGGAACTCCAAACCTTCAGCACACCAGAAGCGGATGATGGTGCATCCTATACCGCAACCTCTGGTGTCTTCGGGACATTTCTTCCTTCGGACGCAGGTTTCCATAATGAATTTGATCTCATTGCAAGATATCGCTCAATGGTCATGCACCCAGAATGTGAACTTGCAGTTGACGAAATTGTCAATGAATCGATTGTTTCCGGAAGAAAAAACTCATCAGTCAGCATTGAACTTGACTACCTTGAAGACATCTCTGAAATGCTCAAGGAAAGAATTCGCAATGAGTTTGAATATCTCCTTGAAAAACTCAATTTCAAATATAACGGATACGAAATCTTTCGAAGATGGTTTGTTGATGGAAGATTATACTATCATGTAATCATCGATCACAATAACACACAAAAAGGTATTGTTGAACTTCGAACACTCGATCCTTTCAAAATCAAAAAGATTCGTGAGAAGAAAGAACAAGAACAAAAGATTCAGATTGGTCAAGATGAATTGATCATCAATCAACAATATCACGAATACTTTCTTTATTCCGATACAGGAATTGATCCAGGAAAGAATGCTTCAACACTGCATGATTCTGGCAATCAAAAGAATGTTCTCAAGATTGCACCAGAAACGATTGCCTATGTCAACAGCGGTCTTCTCGATGAAAGAAGAACAAATGTAATTTCTTATCTACACAAAGCATTTCGTGCCCTGAATCAAGTGAGAATGTTAGAGGATGCCTCAATCATCTATCGCTTGAGTCGAGCACCATCAAGAAGAGTATTCTATGTAGATGTTGGAAATCTACCAAAAGCAAAAGCAGAACAATACATGTATTCCTTGATGAATCAGTATCGCAACAAGATGGTTTATGATTCAAAAACAGGGACAATGAAAGATGATCGAAAGTTTCAGACCATGCTGGAAGATTATTGGATGCCCAGGAGAAATGGCTGTTTTGATTTATCAACAAAGATTTCTCTCTTAGATGGTAGGAATGTTGAACTTGGTCAATTGATTGTTGAACATAAAGCAGGAAAAGAAAATTGGACCTATTCTGTGGATGAAAAAGGTCATGTGGTTCCTGGTTTGATTTCCTGGGCGGGCGTTACAAGAAATGATGCTGAAGTGTTAGATGTTCATCTGGACAATGGAGAAATCATTACAGCAACTCCAGACCACAAATTCATTCTTCGTAATGGTCAAAGAATTGAGGCTTCAGATTTGACAGAAGGTTCTTCTCTGATGCCTTTCAATACGAAAAGAAAAGCAGTAAGTCCAAATAATCAAACAAAAGAATATTTACAAGTTCAACATAATGATACTGAGAAATATGAGTTTGTTCATCGAGCAGTCAGTGAATTTATGAATCGCCCTCAAGAAAAAACAGAAGTGATTCATCATATTGATCTGAACCGATTCAACAACACACCAAGCAATTTGAAAATTATGGACCGCAATGAACACATTCGTTTGCATTCAAAGTTGGGCAAGAATAATTGGAAAGTTGCTGATGTGAAAACATGGAGAAAGAATCTTTCAATTTCAGGAAAGGCATTTTTTCAAACAGAGGCTGGCGAAAAAAGACGAAAAGAAATTTCTGCTTTCAATCAAACATGCGAAGCAGTTTGGAAAGGCCTAGAAGTTGGTCGTGAGATTGTTCGTCAAATGAGAGCAGATGATCGAAAAATCATGACCAATGAAGAGTGGTTGAATAAATGGTATCCAAAGAGAGCAACACAAGCGGCAAATGGCTCAAAGGCGGCAGCAGAGAAACTTGCCTGGTTGAAAGAAAATGATGTTGAGCAATATCAAAAACAATGTGCAAAGCATGATTCTGGTTCAAAGCAAAGGGCCTTTGAGAAATACTATAAGTCCGTTCAACTTTCAAAAATCATTGAAATTGTTCGCCAAGAGGTTGCTGTAAATCCGAGAGTTTCGAATTCACACTTGGTTGCTGCAATTCAAAAACAGTATTCTCAATTATCACTTGAAACTGTAAGAAAATTCATTTCCTCACATGGTTACAATTCAATCTCAGAATTGATTGTTCGCAATTGTGATGAGAGTTTGATTGTTCAGAAGAGAAAAGAAAAGGCTACTGTTGCTCAAAATCATACAGTTGTCAAGGTTGTTCGGCGAACAGATCGAATGGATGTTGGAACATTGACAATTGATGGTGACCATCAATATCATGACTATCACAATTTCGCTCTTTCTTCTGGTATCTTTGTGATGAACTCAGCAACCACAGAGATCGATACCATCCAGGGAAGTGAGGCAAACTTCACTCAGCTGGATGAACTGGAATACTTTCAGCGACAACTCTTTCGTTCACTCAATGTTCCAATTTCAAGAATGCAACCAGAGAGCGGCTTTTCTTTAGGTAGAGCCAGTGAGATTAGCCGAGAAGAATATAAGTTTCTTCGTTTCATTGAAAGATTACGCAATCGTTTTTCAATGTTGTTTATTGAATTGCTCAAGAAGCAACTTGTATTGAAAAACATCATGTCACTCAAACAATGGGAAGACATCAAGTCGAAGATTCATTTTGTCTATGACCAAGATAGCAATTTCAATTCACTGAAAAATCTTGAGTTGCTTTCTGAAAAGATGAATGTTCTTCGTGAAGCAGAAGAGTATCGAGGAAAATACTTCTCTGCAAATTACATTCGAAAAGAAATCCTTTCCCAAACAGATGAAGACATCGAAAGAATCGATGAAGAAATCGAAGAAGAACGTTACGATAGTAAGTTCGGTATGCAACAGGGCGAGGAAGGTATGGGAGATATGGGTGGTGGAATGGGCGGAGGCTTTGGCGGAGGTGGTGATACCTTCGGAGACCTTGGACCAGAACCAGCTGGCGGAGCGCCACTTGGAGCCACGCCGGAAGAAGGAGGTATGGAAAATGACCTTGCTCCCGAACCAACAGATACAACGATCAATCCAGGAGTATAACAATGTCAGAACACGCAAAGCAAATTATCAAAAGCATCAATGATGGTGATATGGTAAAAACAAAAGAAGCATTCACACAAGCAATCGCACAAAAGGTCTACGATAATCTTGAGAATCGTAAACAAGAAGTTGCACAAACAATTTTCGACAAGCGGGAAAATGAAGAATGATTTCACTGATCTTCATAATGAGTTTCGTGACAATCTAAAACAAATCAATCAGCAACAACTGGACGAAAATTTCGTCCAGTTAGAGCAGCAATTGGACGAAATCGCCGGTCTTTATAACCTAAAAAAATCTGCAGGAAGAGGACTCAAATCAGGTCTTCGTACTGCTGGTGGATTAGCAAAGAAAGTTTTACCAAAAGAACGAATTGATATAGGCAAGATGCTTCTCAATCCGGGCCAATATGCAACAGACTATGATCCAGAAAAAATGCTCAAGAAAGGAGTTTCAAAATTAGGCTTTGTTGCACAAGCAAAAATGGCAACTCTTGGTGCAGGTGCTTTAAATTTATTATTTGGCGGGAAAAAATTAGCATATCAAAAATATATGAAGCAAACAATCGAAGAGCGCACAAAGGCATTGAAGGCGCAAAGAGCGGCTTTAAAGTATCTTCGTGGTTTGAATAAAACTGTAATGCTCAAAGAATTGGATAATGCTCTTTTTGATTATTTGTATGATAGAAAATATTTGAATATTATTGCTGGAGATGAAAGAAAAAAACTTTTACCCAAAGATAGCTCACCTTTACCTTCCGGCACAGGAAAGAATGTAGATGTAAAAAAACAAGAGGAAACTAAGAGAAGATTACAAGATGAAAGAAAAGAAAGAAATACTTATAGTTCTAAACCAATGTTTCCAACTACTGAAGATTTCATCTCAGAATTAGGAAAAAATATTATAAATGAGCAAGAAGAGGAAAGTAAGGAAGAAAAAATAGAGAGGGAAAGAAAGGAAGGTGTAGAAAAAGAAAAAAATGAAAGAAATGAAGATTTTAGAAAAGTCAGAATTTCAGGTATGATCAAAAATAGTGGCGGCTATACAAGAATTGCAATTGAGAAAATAATAAGAGCAGATGCTAATCTAAAATTATCTTCAGATATCGCAAAGCAAATTACATTCCATGCAATGTGCTATTGTGTTGCACGTGTTTTCGAAAAAAGATTAGCAAAATATCCTAACATATTTTTAGGTCCTGCAAATCCTGTTTTGGTTGTTACAACTACAGATAGACAAAGATATCTCAAAGAAAAAGACCCGAGTGTATTTTATCCTCTTTGGTTTAAATTTATGCATCCAAATGCACAACCAGACAGGGTATATGATGAAAAAAAGAAGGAATATTATAATCCAACAAAACCAAAACCAGAAAATGATGAAGACCGTGAAATAAAATTTCACAAAAAACATATGGATGAACTTGATGATAAAGAAAGAAAAAAACCACGTACTTTATCACCAGAAGAAAAATATGAAACCAAGGTAACGAAAATAAAAAACAAATATAAACTTCCTGATATTCCTGAGATGCGCCGACTCGCAGAAAAAATGAAAAATTTTCGTTTTATTGCATCATTTGTGAATATTGATAACATGCAGAATTTGATCGAAAAAGAATTGTCTGATTTTGAAGCTGAAGCAGCAAAGCTTGATTATTCGGATGATACTCGAAAATTTCGTTCACCCGAAATGAAAATCAAAGGAAAACTCAAAGAAATTTCAACTCAAATTCAAGTTATAAAAAATAAAATGAATGCATTGAAAAGTTCTTTTGCAAACCTTGATAATGATTCAAAGGAAGAAAAACGAAAAAATTTTGAAGATAAACATAAGTATCTACAAAAAAAATATAATGAACTGGTAGGTGACGCAAAAAAGGTCAAGGATATTCTTTCAAAATATTATGATGGCGAAAAACCCGATTTAGATGCTTTAGATAATTTAGGTGATTATACAGTAGATGACACTAAGAAAGATGAAAAAAAGTCTGAAAAAGGAGCAGAAGAAGAAGTATCAATGTCTGCATTCCGAGATTTGCTCGATACTGTAAGAGCATCGGCATATGAAGATAGACTTGATATGAATGCTGTACAAGATGCAGAAATTATGGCTACTAAGGTCTCAAATAAAATACCAGGAATAAAACTTGCAAATTTAAGACAAATGCTTGATCAAGCAAAAGAAACAAAACCAGAAAAAGAAGAACCAAAAACTCAAACAGATTCATACGAATTCCAAATGAAAGATTTCGATTACTTAGCAGAAAAGTTCATTCAAAAAGAAAGTAGTCCTCTATTGGAATCAATGCCAATGATTCGATTTCGCAGAAATCCAAGAGAAGGAACAAGCAAAATTGTAATGGTTTGTGGTAAGGATGAATTCAAAAAATCTCTAAATAAGACAATAAACGTTGCTGGCAAAAAAGTAAAAGATGTCATGTGTTTACCAAAACAGCTTAAGTCAGCAAAAGATCGACTCAAAGATCGTAAGGCTTCCATCAAGCGATGGCGAAAAATTCGTGTCAATTCCGTGACCGTCGAGAGAATGAATCGCAAGAAACAAGAAACAAAAAAAGCCTCAAGAA